CACAATGTCCGCCACAGTTTCTGTTTTAATTTCTTCCTGTGTTGCGGCTTCCCGGACTGGTAACGCAGCACCTGCTGGCTGAGGAAAGGCCTTACCATCATTTTTCGTTACCGGCGCGGCTTTCGGATCTGCTGGTAAATTACCCCCCGACATGCAGTAACGAAATTTACCGTTCTGATTAACGCGTGCCAGCCGCCCCGTTGCGGTTACCACCGCCAGCGTGGAAGCAACCTTGCGAGTACTGACGCCGAACTTACCCGCCAGTTCCTCACACGTTTTAGCACCATCCTGACCGATAAACTCAACCATCATGTCTGCGGTAACTTTTGGAGCGACCTCTTCGGTTACCACATCCGGCGCTTCAGGTTGTAGTGCCTGCCCTTCGGTTACCCCGGCTTCACCTTCGACAGCCAGAAACCAGGTGTGACCCGTTTTATCAACAACGCCATTTTTTTGAGTTCCCACAGTTCGTTAAGAACTTCTTCACGGCTGATATCAAGCCGCGCCGCCAGTTCAACAGAATTGGCTTTTCCCATCGCTTTCAGTGCATGCAATACAGTTTCCATCGAAAATTTACCTCGTCAAAAATTCTCACATACCCTGACGTCCAACGTTTGACCGCCAGCTCTCCCAGTTAAAATTCACCCAACGACCACCATTCATGGTCATACGGTCCATCACCCGATCTCCGAGGAGTGTGCTCATCGCTGCGTGATTCAGGTTCGTCAGCATTCCGACACTACGCATCGAAGCCGTTCTGCGGTCGACTATCTGGTTCAGCGTGACCTGCTCGTTGCGCGTATCCCGCTGCATGCCAATTTCATCAAGGACCAGAAGGTCAACTCCACAAAGCTCCTGTAAAAATTTTTCCCCGGACTGGCCGTTGTCGTAGCCGTCATGCAACACGCTCATGACATCGGACACGGTGACGATAATCACGCTTCTCCCCTTCGCCATCAGCCGATTGCCAATCGCTGCTGCCAGGTGATTTTTACCGGTACCAGGTTTACCGCTGAACACGAAGTTTGTACATCCGGTCATCAATTCATCGGCAATGGATTTCGCCTGGCTCAGAGCATGGCGCTGACCGTCGTTCTGCACCCGGTAGTTCCCGAATGAGCACTTCCTGTGAAGCGGCTGGATGCCCGCACGGTTCAGGATTTTTTCAACCCGCACCTGATGATTCAGGCGGTTAATCTCCTCGCTGCGTTTTCGTCCTTCAGCAAGTTGCCATTCCCGCCACTCCTCCACCGTCCGGTACGGTGGAACCGCCCCCTGTGGTGCAAGTCTGCGAATACGTTCAAGAACCCCAACTGCCGCAATGTTTTTCATGACACGTCACCCCCTGAATCCCGGCGGTATTTCAGTGTCCGGTTCAGAAATGTGATTCACGCAACGCTGCGCGGGCGAACGCCCCAGGCGGATAACCAGTTCATCCCATTTTTCCCGGAGTTTTGCCGGACTCATGATGTTTTTTACCCAGAACGAATCCCGCTGGAGACGCCCAAACATTTCACAAATTTGTCTGTGAGTTCTGCCATCCAGCATCCGCATTGTCCGCACGTCATTGGCCCATGCAGTCCAGTTGGGTTCTTTCGGTCTCGTGATCTCGCCATCATCGCTGGCCGCCTGCTCGTAAAGACTCACGATTCGTCCCCAGATCCACTGTGCGCACACCAAATCTTCCTGACTTCCCCACTGGCGTTTTTTCGCACTGAACACAACCGCGTCAGGGTGTCGGGTTAAAAAATTCTGTTCAGCCGTCTGCGGGTCCGGTTGCGAAGCGTCCGGACAAGAAGATCTTTTATCTGACGGATCAGGTTTTAATACTGACGGATCGGGGTCAATCATCGCCCCCCTAATCGGCAGTTTGTTATCAACAGTTGATCCATCAAAATTTGACGGGTCAACCGTTGAGGGGGCAATATTTGACGGGGCAACTGTTAACGGGTCATTTTTTGCCGGGCTAATTTTTCTTTTCGGTTTATATGACTCACGCGCCGCCGCAGCAGCTGCTTCGAGTTTTTCCACATTAAGCCGATAGATATTGCTTACATTACGCCCACCGACCTTACGCTCTTCCTTCGTCAGCCAGCCCTCTTTCGCCAGTTCTGCAATAGCCGATTTCACTGTGGATTCACTTCTTGCACCGATCTGACGCCGGATAGTTTCAATGGCAGGCCATGACACGCCCTCGTCATTGCTGTAGTCTGCAAGACGGGCCATAACCGCCACCCTGGATAAGATCATGCCGGTGAAGGCGCACCCTTCCCAGACAAGACCATGAAGCTTGCTGCTCATAAAACCCCCGAACACCGTGCTTTTAGTGCATCACCACAGCATTCCCTGCCGGGCCGCCGCGATTCATCTGGTCATACAAAACAACCGCTGACGCAACAAAATCATCGACATCCTTCACCAGCCGATCCCTCCGTTCGACGATCTCACGGTAATATTCAGAACTGTGGCTGCGCATACGGGCCACCAGCAAAGGCGGCATCGCCTTTTCGATCGCCGGTAACAGAGCCTGCATTTTTTCAACAGCATCAGGGGTGTCTTTATCCAGCCAACGGAAAATTTTCTGGGTATTACGGGCCAGGGCTTCCGGATGGCTGTCGTCATACAGTTCCGGGAACGTCATTCCCAGCTCGAAATACGCTTTGGTAATTTTCGCAGCCGGTACTTTTTCGCCGTCCGGATGCGCCCAGACATTCATCGCCATGCGGATGTGTTCATGCTTGATTTTCATGAATCAACTCCATCAGATAAGCATGCACTACAATCACCTTCAGCATGAACTACATGTGTTTGCCCCAAACGAATGCCGCTCGCATACTCAGGCCAAATAAGCTCCCAATCATGGGGTCGTAGCTCCGCCCTACTTACTTGGCCTTCCGTCGCAGATTCGATCATAAGGGCGCGGGTTGGAGATATAGCTGTTCGTCCAGACGCCATTTGCGATAAGTAAGATGGCGATACACCAAGTCTGGCCGCGAATTTCTTAGCATCACCAACCCTTAATGATTTAATAAACTCTTTTAATGTCATACCTTCCTCGGTTTAGTGTTTTTTTGCGAGTTTAGTGTTTAATAAACCATTAAGTCAAGTATTTGCTTGTTTAGTGATTACTAAAGATAATTACCACATGCAAAAAAAAGAAATTCGCCGTTTACGTCTCAAGGAGTGGTTTAAAGATAAAACTCTGCCACCCAAAGAGAAGAGCTACCTATCTCAACTAATGAGTGGGAGAGCCTCGTTTGGAGAAAAGGCTGCCAGAAGAATAGAGCAAACATACGGGATGCCGGAAGGGTATCTGGATGCGGAATACGCAGAACAACCGGGGGGTTCTCCACCACATGCAGGGTTAACGTCTAATCAACTGGAATTATTGCAGATTTTTTCAGCCTTCCCTGAGGATGAGCAACGCCAGATAATCAGCGAGTTAAAGCAGAAAAAAGAATCAATGGAAGATCTCATAGCGAGATGGATTGCGGCGCAAAAATGCCGCCGCGCCTGAGTTATAAAACCGGAGGAAACATGAATAGAGCCCTTTCACCAATGGTTTCTGAATTTGAAACCATTGAACAAGAAAACAGTTACAACGAATGGCTGCGTGCGAAAGTAGCAACGAGCCTTGCAGATCCGCGCCCAGCAATTCCCCATGACGAAGTTGAGCGCAGAATGGCAGAACGCTTTGCTAAGATGCGCAAGGAACGGAGCAAGCAGTAAAATGTTACCCGTGTTATGGCTTGAAAGCGCAGATACCGACCTAGATGATATAACTAGTTATATTGCTCGTTTCGACATAGATGCGGCTGAACGCTTATGGCAGCGATTAAGGGGTTGTGTGCTGCCGTTATCCGAACATCCGTATTTATACCCACCAAGCGACAGAGTACCTGGCTTGCGTGAGATTGTAGCCCACCCTAACTATATAATTCTATACCGCGTAACAACATCAAGCGTTGAAGTAGTAAACGTGATCCACGCAAGACGCCAGTTTCCCTAACTTTCACTACCAATAGAAACATAACAACCGCAACGACTTTATCAAAAGCGTTGTGTTTGTTATGTCCCGCGGTTTAGTTTTTACTTGACTTAAGTTTAATGTTTATTAAACTAAAAATACCAACCCACCCCGCCCCACAGAACGCAGGGAAATACTTCGAGTTACCCGGCAGTGGTCAGGGGTTAAGTAGCCAGCCCGAGGCGTATGAACATGACGGCAGGGTTCAACTTTAATAACTATGCAGCAGTTTTTTGTTCCGCTACCCCGGCGTTAAGGGGAAACAGAGGGTTTCTCAGTGGGCGAAGTCAAACATCAGAATGGAAGGCATCCCGGGATCGGCAAAGAAGCAGCAATGGCGCTTTATATTGACATCAGCGCCATTGCAGGACAGGTAAGAGTTATCAGAGCGGTAACTAAGCGGTATGCGCCTTTACTTCAGAAAGTCTCTGGTGAGTGCACCGAAGATATTGTCAACGATTTCGTCATCGAACTGCGAGGACTCATCTTCAGTTACAAGGTGACCACAATTTTTGCAGATGGCTCCCGCGAAACTGTCAGAGCCCTGCGGCTTAAAGGATGTGTCAAAGACTTAGCCACCACATTCTGGGCAAGAAAACTTGATTGTATTCATAACCAATTTCCTCTCGAGTAACAGACCCCTCAGAGGATACCACCTCGCCTGACGTGGTTAAAAAGCAGGCAACGCTAACCACAAGGAGCCGACATGCAGAAACGAGACCCCGTCATCATCGCGCCAGACTATACCGATGATGAACTTTATGAGTGGATGCACCAGAAAATTAAGGCGGTGCAGGACCTGAAATGGGCCAATGAAGCCAGGGCTAAGCAGGCTGAAAATCTGTCCGCTCTGGAGCAGGATATCACCAATCTGGAAAAAGCAGCGGCATTAAGCATTGCCAGAATGATTACATACCCACGTTAATAGCTAACCAACGAGGCTAATAATGGAATTTAAAGATTTACCAACGCCATTACAGGAAATGGCATCGAATATAGTTCGTTCACAACTGGCTACTCTTGACCTTAGTACCGCAGAAAAAGAAACCATCGATAATATGGTTCGTAATGTGCGCAATGCTTTTTCTGGGCTATATGGTTCTGATAATCAAAAGCAGGAAAGCGATGTTAATAAACGGGTAATTTCTGTTTGCGTGAATGGCCATGTTCTTTCATCAATCAAAACAGAAACGGCGACAGTCTTCGATTGCCTTTGCATTGTACAGAGCCTTGTTGATGCCCTGTTTCGTTCAGTGAATTTAGAAAATGATGCAAATCTGCGAGGGCGCATAATAGCACATCCATATGCACATACTTTAGGCTCTGTGGATATCAAAGATCCCACAAATCTTTAATGAAATAGTTAACGCGAATTGTACTTGCTCTTTCGGTTGCTTTCAGAATACGCGTTGAAACTGCTGGCGGTAATTTGGTATTCCATTTATTAAAATCATGCCCGGGAAAGTACTCTTCGAAAATACTTTTAACTGCAGACTCGCCTATTGAAATGCTGCTTACCATGCGATTTTGATAAAGGCATTTAGCAATAAGAGTTGATTTTAACATTCACCCTCCTGAGGGTTGGTAATTAAGGAGTTCTCCACGGGTGAAGTGGAGTGCGTGCGCCGGACACGGGTGAACATCCGGCACTGACAGTTTACTGAAAGGATATTTCTCTGAAAAGTCAGAGCATAACGCGAAAGCGCACGGCGAGGTTGCTGGTTCATAGATAGCCTGTCGTTAAATTTTCGTCGACCGTGCGCTTCCGGTTGTGGCACTCCGCGAAATGGCGCAGCGGTAAGTATGGCGGGGTTATTCCTTCCCCGTTGAGGACACCGGGTTGTCAGGTTGACCATACGCTTAAGTGACAACCCCGCTGCAACGCCCTCTGTTATCAATTTTCTGGTGACGTTTGGCGGCATCTGTTTGCCCATGAACTGATGTCCGCCCTTTTTAAAGTGAATTTTGTGATGCAGTGAATGCGGCTAAGCGCACGCGGAACAGTTAAAGCTAAAAACAGTGTTATGGGTGGATTCTCTGTATCCGGCGTTAATTGTTAACTGGTTAACGTCACCTGGAGGCACCAGGCACCGCATCACAAAATTCATTGTTGAGGACGCGATAATGGAAACGTTATTACCAAACGTTAATACGTCTGAAGGTTGTTTTGAAATTGGTGTCACTATCAGTAACCCTGTATTTACTGAAGATGCCATTAACAAGAGAAAACACGAACGGGAGTTATTAAATAAAATATGCATTCTTTCAATGCTGGCCCGTTTACGTCCGATACAAAAAGGATGCTGGCAATGAATACAGCATTTGCACTTGTTCTGACAGTTTTTCTTGTTTCCGGAGAGCCAGTTGATATTGCAGTCAGTGTTCACAGGACAATGCAGGAGTGTGTGACTGCAGCAACCGAACAGAAAATTCCCGGTAACTGTTACCCTGTCGATAAAGTTATTCACCAGGATAATAACGAAATCCCGGCAGGTCTTTAAAACAGTTCCGTAATAAACATCCGATTTCATTCTTATATGCCAGCAATGGCAGGGATTTGTTCACCCTTAAATCTGTAATGAGGTAAAACAAAATGAGTAAAGTCTTTATTTGCGCCGCCATTCCGGACGAACAGGCAATAAAGGAAGAAGGTGCAGTCGCTGTAGCCACTGCCATTGAAGCCGGTGATGAACGTCGCGCCCGCGCAAAATTTCACTGGCAATTCCTGGAGCATTATCCGGCTGCTCAGGACTGCGCTTATAAATTTCTTGTTTGCGAGGATAAACCCGGTATACCCCGCCCTGCCCTCGATTCCTGGGATGCTGAATATATGCAGGAAAACCGCTGGGATGAGGCGTCTGCTTCCTTTGTCCCGGTCGAGACTGAATCCGATCCGATGAACGTCACTTTTGACAACCTGGCCCCTGAAGTACAGAACGCTGTCATGGTTAAGTTCGACACATGTGAAAACATCACTGTTGATATGGTGATTAGCGCACAGGAATTGTTGCAGGAAGACATGGCAACATTCGACGGCCATATCGTTGAAGCGTTGATGAAAATGCCAGAAGTTAACGCTATGTATCCGGAGCTTAAGCTGCATGCCATCGGGTGGGTTAAGCATAAATGTAAGCCTGGTGCCAAATGGCCCGAAATTCAGGCAGAGATGCGCATCTGGAAAAAACGTCGCGAAGGTGAACGCAAGGAAGCCGGAAAATACACGTCTGTTGTTGATCTCGCCCGCGCCAGAGCCAATCAACAGCACACTGAAAATTCAACAGGAAAAATCAACCCGGTCATTGCTGCCATTCATCGCGAATACAAGCAGACATGGAAAACACTGGATGACGAACTGGCCTACGCTCTCTGGCCTGGTGATGTGGATGCCGGAAACATTGACGGCAGCATCCATCGCTGGGCAAAAAATGAAGTTATCGACAACGGCCGCGAAGACTGGAAGCGTATCTCGGCATCAATGCGCAAACAGCCTGATGCCCTTCGCTACGACCGCCAGACTATTTTTGGCCTTGTCCGTGAACGTCCGATCGACATTCACAAAGACCCTGTGGCACTGAACAAATACATTACTGAATACCTGACTACAAAGGGCGTGTTTGAAGATGAAGGAACAAATCAGAGCGCAACTGACACTCTCTCGTCGCCAGTACCAGAAACTGATGCAGTGGAAACGGCAATTCCAGACAACGAAAAAACCGAATGCAAAGTGGAAGTCGAACCATCTGTAGAGCGTGAGGGGCCGTTCTACTTCCTCTTCACCGACAAGGATGGCGAAAAATACGGTCGCGCAAACAAACTTTCTGGTCTGGATAAGGCGCTGGCTGCCGGGGCTACTGAAATCACAAAAGAAGAATATTTTGCCCGAAAAAATGGCACATACACAGGCTTACCGCAAAATGCAAATACCGCACAAAATTCTGAACAACCAGAACCGGTAAAAGTTACCGCTGACGAAGTAAAGAAAATTATGCAGGCAGCCAATATCAGCCAGCCTGACGCCAATCAGTTGCTCGCCGCATCACGTGGTGAATTTGTTGCAGGGATTAGCGACCCGAATGATCCGAAATGGGTGAAGGGGATTGAAACCCGCGATTCTGTGAACCAGAACCAGCAAGAAACGGAACAGAACGACCAGAAAGCGGAACAAAACAGCCCAAATACGCAACAAAACGAGCCAGAAACGAAACAACCTGAACCAGTAGTGCAACAGGAACCGGAAAAGATCTGCACCGCCTGCGGTCAGAGCGGTGGCGGCAACTGCCCTGATTGTGGCGCGGTGATGGGCGACGCAACATACCAGGAAACATTCGATGAAGAGTATCAGGTTGAAGTTCAGGAAGATGATCCGGAGGAAATGGAAGGTACTGCACATCAGCACAAGGAGAACACTGGCGGCAATCAGCATCATGCCAGCGATAGTGAAACTGGCGAGGCGTCAGATCCCTTAATTAAGGCGAACGGTCATCATAATCTCACATCCACCAGCAGAGCGGGGATTCATCTGATGATCGACCTTGAAACCATGGGAAAAAATCCTGATGCCCCGATCATCTCAATAGGTGCAATATTTTTCGATCCGCAAACCGGAGATATGGGACCGGAATTTAGTAAGACTATCGATCTGGAAACTGCTGGCGGGGTCATTGATCGGGACACCATTAAATGGTGGCTTAAGCAATCACGCGAAGCGCAATCTGCCATTATGACCGATGAAATCCCGTTAGATGATGCACTGTTACAATTGCGGGAATTTATCGACGAAAACTCCGGTGAATTTTTTGTTCATGTCTGGGGAAATGGAGCCAACTTCGACAACACGATTTTGCGCCGTTCATACGAACGGCAGGGGAGCCCCTGCCCGTGGCGTTACTACAACGATCGCGATGTACGCACAATCGTTGAGCTGGGGAAAGCCATAGACTTCGATGCCAGAACGGCTATTCCATTCGAAGGTGAGCGCCATAATGCACTTGATGACGCCCGTTACCAGGCAAAATACGTTTCAGCTATCTGGCAAAAACTGATCCCGAGTCAGGCTGATTCTTAATGTTCAACTGTCGCCGGTTGTGACTGGTATTCTGCAACCGGCGCTCGTCTGATGTAAGAGATAAAGAAATCGATGAGCGAAGTAATCATGATTGTCTCTCCCGGCAAATGGGTATCCGAAGAGCAGTTAATTGCGCTGAAAGGAATAAAAAAAGGTACGTTAAAAAAGGCCCGGGAAAAATCGTTTATGGAAGGAAGGGAATATAAGCATGTCGCTCATGACGGTATGCCATGGGATAACAGTCCATGCTTTTACAACCTGGAAGAAATTGATCGCTGGATTGAGCGCCAGGCATCAGCAAGACCAAGACGTCATCTTACTTGACTAAAAGCCACACTAACTAATGAGAGAAGTTGAAATGAAATATCCGACAGGCGTGGAAAACCATGGAGGGAAATTACGTATCTGGTTTGTTTATAAAGGCGTAAGAGTCAGGGAAAACCTGGGGTTCCTGACACAGCAAAAAACAGGCGCGTTGCAGGTGAGCTACGCGCCTCTGTTTGTTACGCAATAAAAACTGGTGTTTTCGACTATGCAAAACAGTTTCCCTCCTCACGCAATCTGGAAAAATTTGGTGAGGCCCGACAAGATTTAACCATAAAAGAACTGGCTGAAAAATTTCTGGCACTGAAAGAAACTGAAGTCGCAAAAACATCACTCAACACATACCGTGCCGTCATCAAAAATATCCTGAGCATAATCGGTGAAAAAAATCTTGCCTCATCGATTAATAAAGAAAAATTACTGGAGGTTCGTAAAGAGCTACTGACTGGATACCAGATCCCCAAAAGTAACTATATTGTTACACAACCAGGGAGATCGGCTGTAACTGTAAATAATTACATGACAAATCTTAACGCCGTGTTCCAGTTTGGTGTTGATAACGGTTACCTGGCAGATAACCCGTTTAAGGGGATCTCGCCATTAAAGGAATCAAGAACCATTCCGGATCCTCTTTCGCGGGAGGAATTCATCCGTCTTATCGATGCGTGCAGAAATCAGCAAGCCAAAAATTTATGGTGTAATACCGTCCTCAGTGGTGATTTTTAATGTGACGAAATTACGCCCCGGACAGGTAACAAAAACTTCAGCCTTTACGATCTTCAT